CTTTCTCAAAGAAATAGTCGTCAGTATTGATTGGTGCTGAAGGATAACCCTCGGAATCAATCGGATAAGAATCTTTAGTTATATTAACATCTTGAATAACGGTTTCTGTTGTAAACCCTGTATAGGTTACCCCTTTAATCTTAAAGGTATTTCCAGCTTCAAGTGTTGGTAATTCTCTAGCATAAGTACCACCTGATATCTCAGCATATTGAGTATCAAATTCATTTATGTTAATTCTTTGGTCAGCCAAATAAATATATTCATTAAATTCAACTAAAGCGTCAGGAGCACCAATCATCCTCATTAAGATTTCTATTGATTTTCTTGTACCTTTTGACTTGAAAAGATATGCGGAATTCATAATTAAATTCCTATAAAATTGGTAGTTTAACTCATCAGGAGTTGTTGCTTGAGCCACACCTGTAAAACTAGATTCATTACCATTTTTTTGACCAAATACTGAACTTAAAAAATCATCCTCACTTGTTGGTGAAATGTTAATATTCCAACCCAATGTTTGAGCTAAGTTTTTTAATAATTTAGAAGGAATATCATTCCCCACATTATAATTTACCGAATTAATATACGCTAAACTATTTATGAATTTTTTTGTTTCATCAAAACTTCTACCATATATTTGTAGAACTTTTTCCATCTTTTGGTCAGAGGTATCAAATTCTTTAAACGCTCCAGTAGTTAAAAACCTTGAAACTAAATTTGTTTTATAGGAATCCATTGATTCACTAATACCATTTAGTCTAACCAAATAATTCTCAAAACTTTTACTAACAATATCTAAGTTCCAAGAACCATTTAATGGCCAAGTAACCTGTTCGTTAGAAGTATAATAACTACCATCATCACTTTCTTTAGGTAACTGGAAAGTTGCCGTATATTTAGGAGTAATTTGTCTGTTTAATAAAAAGTTTTCAACTTGGTCTAAACTCTCACTAAAAACTTTATTAACCTCAACATCATTCGGTCTAATTGTTAAATCGTCAAAAGTTGTTGATTGACCCGGAAATGGATTACCTTTAACAGTTAATGTTAATGTTCCACTTGTTGACGAAGCTGTCGGAATTAATCCCGTTACATCATAACAACCACCCTTGTAATATAATGAATACTTTATATATTCAACTGTCATATTTCTTAATGGTGATACCTGAACTTCTCTTAATTGTAAATTTCTTGTTGAATTAATAGTAAAATCAACATCAAAAGAATTTCTTAATTTTGATAAACTTAAATCAAAAGTTGTTGTATCCTCAATCTGACTATAATATATATTTGTCGCTGTTTCACCCGTTGAGTAATCAATACCCATAAAAGTGGATTCAATAGCTGCCGGGAATTTACTAATGATAGTTTCAATAGACACGGATATTCTCTTAACCATTGACCCATATAATGTGAAATTGGTAATATCACTTAAATCGTAATTCGGATATACTTGAAAGTTTTTCTCAAATATCGCCTTTGATTGAGCAACACTAGAAACACCCAAGTCATCCAAAGATATCGGATTTGAGAAATTACCTGTACTAAAAGTTCTATTACTTTTCTCGGTAACTGATGTTGTAAAACTAAAATTCCCCGTGGTTAAACCACCACCATTGACCAATTGTAACCCAACTAGGTCATCAGAAAATGTTCCACCACCTGTGGCAGGAACAATTGGGGGATTTGTATACTTTATTAGCGCCATTATTGTGTAATATTTGTAAAGTTTTTACTATAGTCAATGTTATTTCCTCTATCTTGTCTAACTTCATATAATAGAGAATTAAATTGGTCTCTAATTTCGTATAAATTGTATTGTTTGTAAATATTGTTTTGTGTATCGTAAATAGTGTAAACACCATCATCAATAGACTTGGTTTGATTACCATACAACGCAATAGCTAATGTTGAAATATCATGTTCAGCTATCTCAATGTCCAAAGTTATAGGATTAAAATAAGTGTTACTTATAATAATGTCTTGATTTGGTTGACCAATATAAGGAGTAGCGTTTGGTTTGTTTGTTGGAGCTGAAGATGGTGATACGGTACAATATATTAAATTAGTATTATTATCAGAGTATCTATATCTTATAGCTTTTTGTGAGGTATTTGTTAAATTCTGAACAACCGGTTCACAAAAAAATGATGATGTAATAATTCTAAAAAAGTTAGGTATTTTAGTACCGTCAGAGTTTAAGTATTCAATTCTAAACCCAACAAGACCCTGATTAACAAATTTATTTCTATAATCAGTTGGAACATCATTCAAATCAATAATAACACCTTTAACATTAGGTAATGATGATAACACACCACAATCTAATATTTTAGTTCTAATTTGAGCAGGTCTTAAATATATTGTATATATCCCCAATTTATTGAATTGCTCAGCTGGTAATCTTAAGTTGTATAACCCACCTAAAATTTCAATATTAGCATTCCCACCTGTAGTTGTACTATTATAATAAGGTCTCAATATTGATTTAGCGTCTAATTTCGTTAAAACAAAATTAGCCGTTTCGTCACGACTTGGAGTATAATTCAAGATTATATCCACGTCTTCAGGACTCATGTCCGCACTTCTAATTACTCCATATGACCCGACACTCATATAATATTTTTTTTTATAATTTTATTGTTTTTTTTATCAATAATTAAAATGTCAACAGGTTTCAAGTTTTCATTAACCCATTTTATTTTCAAGTATTGTTGTATATTAATTTCTTTATCGTACCAATATTTTTTATTACCGATTAAAATGTCATAAGTATAATCAGACTTAATCTCAATTAATCTATCGTCATATGTAAAATCTGGATAATATGTTCCATATGGTGTATTTATTGATTCACAGTTTTTAGGTAAAAATTTACCATCATTAACTAACTTCTCAATATAAAATTTTTCATAAGTACCCTGTACTTGTAAACCATGAATGTTAAAGTATTTACAAAAACCACCTCTTTGTTTTCTTTTACCACTCTGAATTAAAGTTTTTTGAGCTATAGACATATTTAACTTAGCTAATTCCGACACTTTAACACCTGTTTTACTTATAGATGTTGCTTCACTTTTTGACCTTCTATAATCAGACAACGATAAAAATTTATCAATAAAAGATTTAGTTAACCCTAAAATATCAGATATTTCTTTTGAATTTTTTTCTTCTAAATATAATTTTTTTATAGTGTTTTTTTCATACTCAGTTAAATCAATTTTTTTACCCCCACTATTACCCTGTCTTAAAAGGTTTAAGTTTTTTAGAATTCTCTTAATAGGATTTTTACTAACATTATATAGGTCACCTATTTTTTCACAACTTAGATTATCATTAATATAATAATTAACAATTTCATCAATTTCATTTGTTGTAAACTCTTTTTTTATATTATCTCGGTTTTCAACCCAAATTCCTTTATCTTGTAATATTTTTTTTACATTATCTCTTCTAATGTTTAACTCTAACGATATTTTACTAAAACTAACACCATTATTATACTTTTCAATAATATCATTAACCAATACTTCGTCATATATCTTTTTTTGACTAGAAATAGAACAACTACTACAATTACCATTCTTAGTTATTGCAACACCTAAAGCTCTGTGTGTAGTATAATATTGGATATTACCACAATTCGGACAATTTTTAGAGTAATTAGTTTTCATAATTATAAATATACCATTTATATTTTTATCACATGAAAAAAACCATATCCGTATTTTTCAAGGTCACCTAAATTATCCACTTCACCCAATCTCTCAAGTCTTTCTAAACCGGATAATTTACCCCGTTCTATAAAGATGTTTGATTGTACTTCGGGTTCATCAATAACATTGATTAAAACCTCATTTTTAGTTATAGCAGAACAAGTTAACATATCAGGTGTTAATCCCGAAGAATAAACCGCAAATAGTGTTGTACCATCATTATAATCATAGTAATCCATATTATTAATTGAATACCCTGTATATAATTTATCAGCAGATTCACCATAAAATGTTCCAACAATCCCTGTAGTTCCTGTAACTTGTTCACCTAACCTAAATTTACCCCCAATTAATGTTGATTTATTACCATAAACCTCCAAATCGTTAATTGATGAATTAGTATAACCGGTAACTAAAAACGGTGTAGTTGTAAAGGTATAGTCACTATTCAAGTAAGTATCACAACTCTCATCACCACTAAAAATATAATCATACATTAGTGATGTTGCGGACCAACTACCACCAGCTGGTGTAAAATACGCGGTGCCTTTAGGGTTTGTAGCTGTAATAGCACTATATGGAACTGTCACTGTTTTCTTTATAACATTTGAACCCCAAGGACTCATACCTGACATACTAATACTATACTCACCACTTTCAGAATAAGTGTGAGAATAATAATTAGGTGCGGTTTGAGTAATTGCCGAAATAGGTGTACCATCACCCCAATCTATACTATAGGAAGAAAACTCTAAATATTTCTTAAATTCTGTATCCGAAGTATTGTAAAAGTAATAGGTATAAGGACTTCCAGTTGTCGCAGAAAACAAGAAGTTTATCATTGTATCTTTCTGTAATAACATTCCATCAAAAACAGAATAATAACCAACATCAACAGCCGTTTCAGTAAATAAAACAGGAACAGTTAATCCGGTTAATAATGATGACCCATTCGTGCCTCCTGATAAAACTTCAGTCATTGATGAATATGCGTAAGTTCCACCTGTTACATACTTTGTTACCGCACTTGTGATAATATCACAACAGAAGGGTATTAAAACATCCTCAACATAAGGGTCAAGGAAGTTTACCTTAAAAATATCACCATTTATAAACTCGGGTGATATTTTAATATGATAAGTTCTATCGTCCATAATTAAGGGTTTACATATTCATACCATTTTATGGGACTATCAGTCCCTATTCTAACACCCAAATCATTATATATTTTATATTCTTTAGTGTTATAGTCTAACACTACTTTACGATAAAAGTATTTACTACCCTCAAATGTAAATTTCAGAGGTAATTTTGATTGTGGTTCAGTCATCATTTTAACATACACACCTAATTTACCATCAAAAAATTTTGCGGTCATATAAAAAGTATCTAAATTAATAAATTTACGATTTCTTAACCAATATAGAAAAAACCCTTCTTTATCACCAACAAAATCTAGTTTATATGATGGTATTCTTATATTTACATTCGGCATATAAGGTGTTAAACTAACACTTTCAGTTGCTCCTTGTTGAACCGGAATAATCACTGTGAAGTAATTAGTTTGAGATTTAGGATTATCTGTGTCGTAAAAATCTAACTTGAAGAATGATTTCGTAAATGGTTTTGAGTAATAATAAACTTCACTTTTTTGAAATCCCTCAGGAATATAACTACAAACCCAATTATTTGATGTTGAAGATTCTATATTGGTAGGGTCTCCATTATAAAAATGGAAATCATACTTAATATCTGTTTTTGTATCATTATCATAAGAACTATGGTCAAATCTTACCACCTCAAAATCATCAGGTAATCCTAAAATTTCTTTAACAACATCTTCTTCATATAATTCAATACTATCTTCCTTACCATTAAAATCCCATTTGATTTCAATCGGTAAATTAATATATTGGTCATCGGTCGGTAATGTAAACTTAAACTTATTCACAATTGTCTATCGTTGGTTCAGCTATTATTGTATTATCAATATAATTAGTTCCTTCAGGTATTATTCTAAAAATAATATCTCTATATGGATAATGTGTTCCATTAATAAAAGGATAATTAACCCCTATATTGTCAGAATCTATATAACCATAAGTATATAGGTCTCTCCAAATAAAAGTGTTTTTTGTTGATGAAAAATAAGCATAATTAGGAATATTTATCACATTTTTCTTATCACCTTCTTCAATATAATCAGAATACTCTCTAATGGTTAATGAATGGTGGGGTTGATAATAATATCCAAATGGATTATTAGGTGAACTTGAATTTACTATTCCCGTATCAAAAACTTCTGGATTATGAGTAATTTTATGATATAGATTAGATATAACTCGTTCTTTTTGGTCATAATCATTCCATTCACAAAAATCACCATCTAAAACATTATCTTTTTTTAGTGAATTGACATAGGTAAAATTAATTTTATCACCATTTTGTTTTATACCTAAAGGTGTATTATATGTTGATAAACTAAAATTAGTGTTAGAATCAAGATTGTTATCACGCCACCAATTTGCTGGTAATTTGGTTGTTGGGTCTAAAGGTAAATTAAACCCAAACCCTTGTTTCATTTTATAAAGACCTGAAGTCCCTTTTCTTCCAAAAGTGTATCCAAAATAACCTTTCCACATAACCGTAAAAAACAATTCACTAATAGGTCTTTTTTGATTATCCAATAAATTATTTATAACAATGTCATTGTTTAATGATAATGTATAAGATTGTGAACCCTCTTTTATTGATACTCTAGCTTTTTTATTCGGTGTATAACCCTTACTTTCATATTTTCGTTTAACACCAAAAATGTTTTGGTCAAAACCAGCGTTAACTAATACAGCATTGTCAGAATTAGTTAAAATTTTATGTTTTCTAACATAATATTTTGAAATAGAATCAGAAGGATTATCTTTATTAATAATTCTTCTAAAACTACCCTCATTACCATTATTAAATGTTGTCCCTGTAAAACCTACATCATAAATATTAAAAATATAACTCTCACTTCCCGATTTATCATTACCTAAAGAATAAACCGAAAAAGTATTAATACCATTATATGTAAAATTTAATTTAACCGATTCACCTTCCGTTAAACCGTGTTTAACTGGACAAATAAATGATATAATATTACTACCATTATTTGTTTTATTTTCAATAACGAATGGTATACCATCTGAAGCAACCCAATCTAATGTTTGTTTGGTTGTATTTTCAATACAAGATAGTTTTTTATTATAATCATTCTCAAAAGGATAAGTCATAAAGAAATTCCAATTATAAGTTGACGCACTTTTAGTTATAAAGTCAATATGATTACCTGGAGCTTGGGTATACCCCGGGATGTTATAATCATTTCTTATAAAATCAAATTCATTATATTGTAAAAAACCTTCCCATTTAACATTATCAGGATTTTGGTCCGAACAAGCTAAAGCTGCTAATTTTTCCTCATTAGTGTAAAGAAGATTATTCTCTAATGGTGTATAATTAGTACTTCCGGTATATGAATTCTTAAACAAAATTGAGAATTTACATGTCGGTCTAAAAATGTCCGATTTTTGTCGTTCATCGTCAAATAGTTGTGCTAAATCAACATCAATATTTCTATCGTATTCAATACTCTGTTTTGATGTTTGCACTAAAGGTACTTGAAACATCAAATCCGTGTTTGACGCGGATTTGTATCTCAAAGAACCTAAAACAACTCTTGTATCTATTCTATTACTCATATTAATCTGTTGTTATTGTCGTATCTAACCATTTAGTCGTAAATCTATCATACGCCGATTTTCCTTTTTTCAATCCAAAATAAAAATAAAATGGAGCTCCAGTTGTTATAGATTTTACTTTTTCAGGAGTGTTTTGAGACCAATTAACATAACTTTCATCAATAGAACCATTACCACTAACAGCGTAAATATAACCCTTAGTATATTCACTCTTACTATTATTTGTAGGTCTAAAGTATCTTGAGTCACTATTTAACCTGTCTAATGATTGATAATTATAAGAAAAAAAACTTGAGTCACTAAAAGGTTTAGTATCCCAACCATTTTCTTCATTACCAAAAATAGTTGATTCACCTTTAATCTCCCATTGATAAAAAGGAACTTTTTGACTAAAAACTGTAAAGTTATTAAACGCACATTCATTACCTACAGGTAATTGTGAATTAATTATTGACCTTTTAGGTGTTATAAAATCTCTAACACGAGTATCTGAAGAAAAGAAAATACCTATAACCGAATTATCATCGTCAAACCCACTAATGTATATTGGACTTTGCATTGGCGATGGATTATCCGGATAATTAGACGCTTGAAATGGAGCAACCCCTAATTCTGAATTAATTGAAATTAATTGTGAGTAATCACCATCCACTTTATCTTTACTTCTACTGAAATACACTAAAATATTAGAACCTACAAAAAGTTCCACCATCTTTTCAATAAAATTCTTATTCATCAGTCTGCTTAAAATCAAAATATTTAATATTTCGGTAACATCACCATATGTTGTACTATTTAATCTATTTGCAACATAACCATCAAATTCGTCAGACATAACTAATTCCTGTAAATAATTATTTCTAGGACCTAAATCCATTATGGTTGTTGGATTTTGTAAATTCTCAAAATTGTCACCGTATGGTCCTAGAATATCTGAAAATGCGCTATTCGCTTTAGGTCTATCTCTACCAATAAACGAATCAGTTGAACTTTTATAAGGTGAACTTCTGTAATAGAAGTTGTTTGTTGGGTGTAATATTAAAGTATCCGTACAATAATCACTACTTGGTTTATTTAAACTATTATAAGTAACATTATTACTAAATGAATAAGCGTATAATGTTCCATTTACCCAATTATTTGAAAACGTATGTGACCACACATTTCTACAAGCACCAAAATTAATACTAGTTCTTGAAACCCATTCAGTTAATAAACTCCAATCTTTACCTAATGATAAAAATACTGTTGTAACAAGAATATAACATCCATTACTAAATATTTTTTCATTTTTATAAGTTGTTGTGCTATTACTATCACTTATTGTAACATTACCATTACCATCATTAACATAACATTCTAAAGGAACTGACCCACCACAAGAGGTTGACTCAAGTATTTTATTAGTTTTATTATCCGCAGTATTATCAGCAATACCAACAGTCATTGATGGTAAAGTTGAACCTGTTAAAACAATACCAACAATACCGGTATCAGGTATATTATATATCTGAAAATTTCTATTTTTCTGAAGTAAAAAACCATTACAATTAGTTTCATCCACAACTGTTGATGAAGGCAATCTATCAGACCTCATAACTATTTGGTTTCCAGAACCTAAGTTATAATTTAATGTATTACCAGTAGTATTATATATTGGTGAAAAATATATAGCACTAATATCTTTAGTAGGGTTTTTATAATATTCACAACAACTATAACCGGATATTCGTGATGGCGGTCCACCTTTAATCCATTCCATAGACCCGCCTTCAACAATTTCAGACGGAAAATAACCTCTGTTTCTACTACTTGTAGTTGTGTTGCCAGTAGGATTATAATTAAAACAACCATCACTAATTACTTCAATATAAGCTTCTTTAGCACATGTGTTCGTAGGTATAACCGCAACCCCATTAATACTATTAACACCAGTTGTATAAGAAACATTCTTTAATTCTTCAGACTTATTTCCTGTCGGTCGGAAGGTTTCATTACTTTTATCTAAAGCTGAATAATAACTATGTAAATTCGAGGTAAACGCACTAAACTGATTACTCGGTGTATAATAAAAAGAATTAAAATATAAAGGTTGATTAGAGTAAGTATCAATCGCCGTATTAGTAACTAAATTTGTTTTACTATGACTAACATTTAAGAATTTACCATTAACAGGAATATTCATACGATAATTACCTTTTATAATTGAACTAGTGTCTCCAAAATTTTTACCAAACAGAACACTTAAATCATACTGAACATCAATTTTAGAAGAATATGGGTCAACACCTCTATTTAAAATAATTACTGATAAATTTTTATAATCATCAACTTTAGTTATTGGTGATACCATATGAGCGATTTGACAATTATCCTTATAACTATGTTGACCAGTAATTTCAATTACTCGCATATCATTACTCAGATATCTACTATTCAAAGAATTTATAATATCATTTGAACAATTAGCTGAAAAATTACCATAAGTCATACCAGTAATCACTTGGAAGTATTCAATATCAATCGGAAATTTATGATACACACTATCACCAGTCTGAACAATATTATTATATGTAACACCACTATTACCTGAACCATCTGTTTTTGCGAAATTAACCGTAATCGTCGTCGTTGTAGCTGAAGTTCCAGTAATTGCATTATTACCATATTGATTAGTTATAGCATTTGTAGTGTTTAAATCTTTAGTCAAATTTGGATTTTGAAAACTAATTAATTGACCTGGTGTATAATTACGTAAACTATTAATATCACCAATAATAACAATAGTATTATCAAGGTGAGATTTACCCAAATTAGAATTAATTCCAAAAGTTGTTCTAATTCTATTAACACCACCACCAGGGTTATTTGGACTATTGTCAAAATATTTTGCTTTAGTATTAAACAAATTGATTCTTTCAGCTAAAGTTAAACTTGAAGTGAAAAAATAATCAGTATAGTTTTTATCCTCACCTTCATCATTAGTAATTGAATATTTTGCGGTAACTAAACTTGAGGTACCAATACTAAAATCCGCTCTATCAATATATTGTTTACCCGCAAAAATTTGCATAAAAGCAACTGTTTTATACGATTCATCATCAAAAAATGGATAATCATATATTGGCGTCCCTAATTGTGAAATTTGAATATCCGACGTTAAATCATTCATAGGTGTTAAATCTGAAGTAATTGTACTACATGGAATTCTTCTGTTTTTATTAGCTAAAGCGTTTTTATCCCCAGGTGCATTACCCGGAGTTACACCTGTCGCGGCACAATCACACATTTCACAATCAGGGTAAGTTAATAAAGGTAAGTTAATACCTTTTAAATCTACTTTTTTTAACTCATCTCTAACAAAAACCACTGTTACACCTAAAGCAAGATAAGCAACTCCCGCAGCAATATTTGTCGCTGTTAAACCAAAAGCCGGAGCTGAAACACTAGCTGCTGTAAACGAATTGTAAGCCGCGAAACTAGCCCATCCAGCAAGACCAAAAGCTAAATAAGATTTAAGTAACTCCAAAATAAAGAACAATACGTGCATTACTAATACTAGAACATACAAAATAGGTCTGAAAACCATCATTAATAATGAAAATAATATATAGATAATATCATACCTCATATTAGAATCGTTAGTCGGGAATTTATAATTCTCACTCTGACAACTACTATCTAAAATATTCTTAACACCAGTAAACCTATCATTACTGTAACCATTTCTATACTTGTCAAGTAATTGAGATACCGTATAAACTTTATTATACCTCATATCATAGAAAGTGTCCTTACAGTCTATAGCGTCCTGAATCATTTGTCTACCAATAACAGCATTACTATTCATTGAAGAACCCGTATAACCATACTCAGCCCAATCTAAACTAAATGTGTAAGATTTCATAGCTAATTGGTAACTAGTATATTCAGTTGAAGTATCTTTAATCTGAAATGGGTCATTTAAACTTGTTCCAGTCCATCCGTATTCTCTGATATTAGGAACTAAAAAATAACCTCTTTTTATACTTTCGGATAATGATGGAGATTGATTCCATTTTACCTTAAATCGGTATTTACCTCTAGTTGGTACACCGATATTAGGGTCATTAGATAATACTTGTTCCCCAAATTCATTAGTAGTCACATAATCCATATTCATAGGAACATCAACCATCCAAGTACCATTTTCGTCAATTACTTGTCCACCTTCATCTAAATCAACAGTTTCTAAAATTGGTCTACCATAAGAATCTTGTTGTATGGTCTGTCTAATGGCTAGAATTTCTCCAGGACCTGTTGTCATATCACATAAGTAACCACTATTACTTTTAACAGTACAGTTAGCTTTTATGGAATCACTATCATTTGTTGAAATGATTGACCCCATAAAAATAGCGGTAGGCCTAATATCAATATTAGATTCACCTGACAAATCAAAATCAGTTCTTGTTATACCTAAATTACAAATTTCAGGTTGTCCCCATAATGGTTCAACCTGAATTATTTTATTAATATTAATTAATTGTGGTAATTCTCGTAAATTTTTTGAAGACTTAAACTTAGTTCCAGCTACTTGATTGGGTGTTGCAACACCCATTCTTATTAAATCTTGTGGTGATAATGAAAATTCCCCAATGTCTGATAAGTCAACATCCATAACGATAGTTTGACTTCCCGTTGGAACACCAAATATCATATAGTCACCACTTGAGTTAGTTATTGTGGTATATTTGTAGTATTTATCATAAACTTCAATTAATGTTGGGTCTACTAACACATCAAGTTTATCAAAAAAAGTTCCAGTCGGAACGTGACCACTATGTGATTGTTTATAAGGTAGTAAGTTGTATCTATAACCATCATCGTTTAACTCACTCAATGTCTTGTAAGGGTATAAATCCGAAATTACAGGGTCTAACTCATCCGTAGAATCTAAAGGGATAAAAATGGATACTTTGGCGTTTGGTAAACCAAATCCATTATTAACACTAACACGACCAACAACAACACCATAATCAGAACATTGTCTGGTATAGATTTGACTTTGTAGTAATTTTAACGATAATATTTCTAAGTATTCAAACTCTTGGTCAATTAATATCTTTATTGACTTATCAACACCCGGTTGGGTTCTTATTCTATATGAATTGGACATTCTATCACTTTTTTTAATAAATAGTTAATATGTTATTTTATCAAAAATAGGTTAGAATAATAAAAAATAAATTACTATGAGAAATTAGTTGCTTTTAAGTTCTTGACTCTTACAATAATATCTTTATTTGGATATCTTACTTGGTAAGTTTGTTTTGGTTCAGCAAATATAGTATCGTCAATTAATTCAATTTGTTTTGTCTCAGAATCTAAATATCTTTGTGATGTTTGTGATGATGAATACTCACCACCCACTTTATTAAAAAATTGAATATCAGCAACAGAAATTACACCATTTTCACTTTGTATTAATCGTCTTATTTCAGATACAAAAACATTCTCACCCATTTGTCTATTAGATGGTAGAAAATAAGTTGAGATGATATCAACCACTTTTGAGATAACAATCCCTTGGTTTTGACTATTATCTAAAACAACATCTATGTTTACACCTAAATCAATAACATTTGCGGTTTCAATTGAAATATAATCATTAATCATACGATAATTTGACAAATAATTAGCTAAATTGTTTTTTAAGGTATTTGACACAATTTCAGTTAGATTACCACTCTCATCATAAGATAACATCTGAACTTTAATCTTGTTGTTTTCTTCAGTTATCGCTACTTTTGCAGGAGCTCCGAATTGTGATGGCATTGTTCTGATTATTGAGTCGTAATCATTCACCGTAACCGCTCTGTTTTGAGCTGAAAAGTTATAACCTACCAAATTCCTAACTTCTTCAGTTGTTGGGTAATTAGCACCACCTATTGCGGCGGTAACATTGGTACATTGTAATGAATTAACAACACTTGTATTGATAGAATCAGCAGGTCCATTAACTGAAAATGTTACAGTTCCTATTTGATTAATAACATTAACCCCCAAGTTACTACCTGTTCCACCACCAACTCTATATTGAACGAATATTGTTGAGTTGGCTTTTAATGAACTACCTAAAGCCAAGTTATTAGAATATTTATACAAATCTAACTTAAACCCATCACGAGCAAACTCTCTTAATTGTTCATCAGCTGATTGATTACCACCACCAAAGGTCATCTTAAAGAAACCTTCTGGTGTAAATTCAGTTATGAATTTATCAGATGTTGATACATACTTACCAACTTTAATACCTGGATTATCAGAAACTTTTGTTGGGTCTTCAACGAATACTCTATCTTCAGCTAACGCTTTAACTTCATACCATCTATTATCTAACCCTAAAAACTCTTGAGCTGAAGGAACATTAGTATATTGAGTACCGTCTTTTAAGATAACACTAGTCACACCTAAAACATTTTTTTCAGGTAAGAATAATTCAAAGAACGGTTTTACATCATTAGCTGTAATAACTCTTTTGAATACTTTTGTAACACCATTAACAATAGTTTCTCTCTTAACAATGGTATAGTTCAGTAAAGTATTATTAGAATCAAAATTAGGTATCTTTAATCTATTTGAAACCCCTTCGGCACTTAATGATGAAGCAAAATCAATGTCATACACTGTCTCAAATATTTGACCTGCACCACTAACTTGAGAACCTCGTCTTAATATACCACAATACCTTAAATCTTCTTTATCACCATAAGCTGGAACTGTAATTGAAAAATCAACTAAAGCAACAGATGGTCTTTGTCCAGGTATTTTTAACCCGTAAGTTTTGGCGATATTATAAATTGATGATTTTTGTTGAGCATATTGTAATACGGTCTCTTGAATACTTCTATCAATGTTGAAGTGTAAATTGTCAGAAACCGCCGCGTTCAAATCTAACAATACAGAAAACACTGACGCATCGTTGAAATTCTCAACTACGTCAGGATAATAAGTTCTTGTGAAATTTACTAATTCAGTCCTAAGAGATTGGAAATCTCTCACAGTATAGGATATTTTTTTGTTTGCCATAATTTGTTATATATTAATAATTACAAAATCACTACTTCTGAATACATCATCAGTTATTTTATAATCTATTTTTACTTTAGCTGTATGTTCTTCAGTAGCAATACCTGGAACTCTAAATACTCTTTCGTCATTATCATTGATATATGAACCCTTATCTTCATCACCTGCCGAAGCTGGAGTTATTGTAATATTTGTAATTGTTAACCCGGGTAAGTATTCTTCAACAGATTCTCTTATCTCCGCATCAATATCTGAAAAGGTTGGACCATCTAATGGTTCAAATATAAACTCATATAATCTAGTCCCAAAATCAGGTAGATAATATCTTGTTCCTTTCCGAGTTAATAATAAATGGATTAATTCCGACCTAATTTCTTGGTCACTATAACTTGTTAAGTTTAAGTATTTACCATCAAAAGAATCCCTAAATGGGAATGTTAAACCATATGTTTGTCCGTTTGCCATAACTATAAATATATAATAAAGAAAAAATCACGAACATTGTCGTGATTTTTTTCTATTCCTTTATGAAGAACAACCGAAACACTCAAATTCCGATTCTTGAGGTTTAGTAATTACATTAACATTAGGTTTCTCAATAGGATTACTTATTTTAGACATATCAATTGCCAAATGTTTAGCACCAGTTGAAATGGCTTGAGTTCTCACATAATAACATAATGTTTTTAATCCTTTATCCCAAGAGTGAAAATGTGACGAAGATATTTTTGATAAGGTTGGATTTGCCATATAAATGTTCATTGATTGTGATTGGTCAA